GCCATACGCTGTTCCAGGATGGTTTCTTGGTTTTCGCGCGCAGCGTAGATACCTTTCGTTGCCAGTTCGACCTGCTTGAACTGCGGTTCCAGGACTTCGTTCTGCGCCTTGGCATTTTGCAGGTTTGCGCGGCTGTTCAGCTCGTTGACGCGAGCGTTGGTCTCGGCGATTTGTAGTTGCATTTGCGCCTGTGCCAACTGTTGCTGTAGCGGGTCGGAAGCGATTTGAGCCTGAGAGTTCTCCACCTTTGCCGCGTTCTGAATCGACTGTTCGATCATCTTCATGATCTCGGCACGGCGTGTGAGACCTGTATTCGCGACCACACCCATCAGCAGCAATTTGTATTCCTTGCTCGTCGGGTCCATGGTCTGCATCAACGCAGTAAGGTTCTGCGACTCGTACTCGCGTTGCAGAATGCCCATGGTCGACGACGTGTTGAACGTCCAGTTCAACGGCTTGTAGCGTTCGGGAGCAAACTCCATGTTGCGCCACATGATCTTGCGCAGCGACGGCACGTAGAACTTCTCGATGAAGTTCATCAGCGTGCGCTTGTGCCGCTTGACGATTCCGGACAACATCATGGACACAGCACCCGGACGCGCATCACCACCAGCGCGTTGAGCAAGCGCAATCACATCAAGGGAGCCGGTCGCGCGCTGAACCATCTGATCCAGCTGTTGGCTGTGAACGAACGTGCTTTGATCCAACTGTCCGAAGTGAATCGGGTTCAGGACATTCTTGGGATCGCCGTTCGTCAGGATCGACTTGCCCGGTTTTACGGTGAGCACGAAGCCTTTCGGCAGGCGCGACGCGTCCATGGCCATCATAGGCGCGGACACGAACGCTAGTGCGTCCAGGCGAGCGCGCAGTTCAGCGTCGAGCACGCGCTGGGGTACTTGCCCCTTCTCGCACACCCCACGTCCCCAGAAGCGTCCCGGGACGATATCCCACGGGAAGGCTACAACCGGGCGGTCCTGCATGATGTACGGGTTTTCGACCGCTTTCAGCACGACGCTGTCGTTGGCGATGACGACGATGGCTTCCACCATCTCAGCATCGATCGGTTCTTCAGACTTCTGACCCGAAACCGCTTGGTCGTCGAACAGTTCGACCTGCTGTTCTTCCTCTGCTGCCTCGGCTTTTTCCAAAGCATCTACCAACTGCGACTCGGCAGAATCTTCCGGGAACAGATCGACTGTTGATTCCTTGGGAAGCAGCAGATGCTTCGGCACCAGGCCGTAATACCGCACAATGGACACCTTGTCGTGCAAGTATTCGTTCTCAACCTGACGGTCGACACCCAGTTCGGTGTCACCAGCGGCTGTGCCGACCTCTACTTTGCGGTAATCACCCGATTTCTGGCCGGCGCGCACGATGTGAGCCCCAACGTACTCCTCGATAGCCACTCCGAGCGCGCTATCGACGTTTTTCGCGATCGGATCGATCAGAAAGTTGCGCGGATTTACGCTTTGCATCGTCGCAAGGTTCAATTCCTTGATTTCGACGCGCAATTCGGGCGCTCCACCGCTCATTTCGCTCATGGCAGCGCCGGTAGCTACGACGATGTCACGCAATTTGACTTTCGAGAGGATGATTTCGCCGATTCCCGAGCCGTAAACCGCTGCGTTGATAAGCGCTTCGCCTTGAGCCGCACGAAAATCCATGCGATCCAGGTCTTCCTTCAGCTTCGCCTTGTTTTGGTCGGTAATCAGCTTCATTTCCGGCGAGTCATCGTACTCACCGCTCAGTTCGAACAGGTCGCCGCGCCCCCAAAGCGCTTCTTCGACTTCCGCTACGCAGTTTTCGACCGCTTCGCCGAGCGCAGGAACCACCATCGTGGAGCGTTCCGACTTTTTGTTCTTGTCTTCCGGCGCCCACAGCCCACGCCACAGTCGTTCGTAGTGGTCCCACAGCAATTCGTAGTTCTGACGGCGGTGGTCACGCCACGACTTCACGCGGTTCATGATCCACGCGCACAGATCGTGCATCTCATCCTTGGGTTTGTCCCCACCCATGGCGTCTTCGACCGATACGAGTTGGTCATTCCCTTCGTCGGTGATACGCGCGTTACGCGCGGGGGTAGCGTACGGTGTCTTTGCCATGGTTAGAATCCGATTTCGTCATCCATTGGTGTCCAGTATTCCTCGTCAGCTACCTTCGCGAAGCGGCTGAACACTCGCGTCGCGCCGAGTTGTGGGATGTAAGCGAGCGCGTCCAGCGCGTCGTCGTGCACCAGCGGTGATGGGAAGTTCAGAAACTGATCCTTGACTTCCTTCATGTAGGCGCCGGGTCGGAACAGAATCTTCTTGTGCTCCATCCGGCCTTGCAGCGCCCAGCCGATCCGCTCGTTCTTCGACTTGTTCTCGTGGGACAGAGGCTCTACCGCGAGCGGCATGTTGCGCTTTGCTGCTGCGGCTTCGAGATACGGCGCAACAGCCAGGTAAAGCGCTCCTTTCTCGATCCCGACCGCTTGCGACTGGCAACTTTCCACCGCGTCGATGATCTTCGCGGCTGTTTCTTCCACGCCCCAGCGACCAAGGTAGATGTCACGCACATACCAGCGCTCGTCATCCAGCACCTTCACCACTGCGATCGAGCAGAAGTCCAGTCGTTTCTTCAGATAGCCCCGGGCGTTCTGCTGGCTGCCGAAGCCGGCCAAGTCCACAACGACGTACCACTCACCGGGAAGCTCTTTGCCTTCATTGTCTTTCGGTTCACCTTCGCTGTACTGGAACCAGTCTTCCTTGAAATTCTCGCTCCCGCCGGACTCGAAGCTAGCCAAATATTCCTGACGGAACACAGCCGACGACATCGTCTTCTTGGATGTCTCGATTTCGTTCGGGTCCAGGAACGGATTCGCGACGCTCGGGAAGTGGAAGTATTCCCAGTCCGGATCTTCCGAGTGACGCTGGATCAAATCCCAGAAGTGGTTCCGCCCTTTCGGTGTGCCGATGAACCCAGCTGTTCCCTTCACATCTGCGAGCGCCGGGCGCAGAATCGACTCCCACGTCTCCGGCTTCATGTCAGCGTATTCGTCGAGTTCAACGTGGTACAGGCCGACGCCTCGCAGCGTATCAGGGCGGTCGCTACCCTTGATGCCGATCATCACTCCGTTGCGCAGGAAGATGTGCCCATCGTTGACGTGCGCATTCTCGATGTACGGCCCGCCCACCCCGCCCAGCTTGTCCAGAATCAGCTGCCAGTACAGGATTTTCGCCTGCGACGCGATAGGGCAAACGATGAACACCGGCTTGCGCTGTACGTTGTTCGGGTCCAGTGCTTTGACGATAGCGCGCGTCGCGGCCAAGAACGTCTTGCCGAAGCGGCGCCCCGCAGTCACGATGATGAAGCGTTTAGGACACTGGAAGACTTGAAGCTGGGCTGGGTGGAGATGGAACTGCAACATCCCGCCGGATAGGGCGGTCAACGCTTCGATGCCGCTACGGCCGGATGGTCTGTTTCGTGGTCAAAACCGGGACCGATCACCACTGGCTTGTCAGGTTCTTTAGGAACCGCGAGAGGAGAGTTCGGATATTGATCGTCTAGCATCGCTGCTTCTTCCGGAGTGAGATTGACGACCTGGACGGGCTTGAGTTCTACTTCATCCAAGAACTCAACCCACGCCTTAACGCTGTGCGTCGTGCATTCCTTCAGAGTTTCCGGGTCAAACTGAACAAGACCGACATATTTACCACCTACCCAAATCTCGAAGGCGTTCGATTCGCGCTGATTGCCGTCCCAAGTCTGGTTCACGATGACAGGACGCTTCGGATTTGCCTTTCGGATCTCCTCGTTCATGAACACATATTGGGTCATCACTCCTCCTGTTCCGGCCAAACAAATCCGATCAGGTTGGCCCACATATAACGGTCTCCCCCCATTCCATACAGAGGGGACGCCATTCGCCCTGCGATCATGCGGAGATACTGCGCACGCTTGACCGGGTTCAGATGCCGGCGGCAGTACATTTCATACTCCGCTCGGTGCGCAAGGAATTCCTCGTAGTTGCGGAACACCGGACTCGCGAGATAATCATTCCACCACTCGGTGAGTCCGACTTTCGCTTGACGATCCAGGTGCACGCGTTCGTGGGCATCCAGTTCGCGAGTCAGCGGCCCCTTCCCTCCGGGGAAGTACACCTTGCCATCGTAGGCGAACATGACGCCAGGCTGCGCAGCACCCGGCAGCACGGCGACAATCTTGTCGTAGTTGGGCGGACGGGCGTCGACAACAGTCAGCATGTCGCGCTTCATCCTGTCACCCCTTTCACAGCCCACATCACGCATTCTTCCAGCTTCGTGCGCGCCAGGGCCTTCATGCGTGAGTCGGTGACGCTGCCGAGCAGGGTGTCTAGCGAATACGCGCAGTCCTTGATGTCGCTGACAAGATTCTTCTCTGTCTGCGACAAAGCACGGTACTCCGTACGGAACTGGCTCATACAACCCCCGTCAACAGTTGGCGGGACAGCTTGGTAGTTCCAATCTTGTCGGCCCGGCGCTCACCGCGCCAGCGAGAGGCACCTTTCGGCGGGTTGCGCTTCGGGCTGTCCAGACGGAAGCCTTTGCCAGTGCGGATCATCGCCATGCTCAGCATGCTGATCCAGGCTTGACGGAACTGTAGCTCCGTGAAGACCGGCGGTTTCGGTGCAGGTGCTGCTTCGTTGAATTCTTCCAACATGGTTCGCTCCTATGTTGCGGTTAGTGGAAATTGGCATCAGCGATGATCTTCGCCGCGAACTCGTCCAACTCCAACTTGACGCTGTTCGCTGTTACTACCAAACGACCGATCTTTTGACCGCCAGAACTGTGCAGCGTACGCGCGCCCTGTTGGCGGGGAAACACAACGCGCTTGACTACATCGCCGCCCAGCTTGAAATCGAAAGTGAATGCCATGGCTACGCTCGCATCGCCTGTTCGACACTTACGAAATGGTCGTGCTTGTGAACGTATCCACCCTGCGGGGCGCGCATGTCGCGAGCAAACACTGCCCACACGTATGCGGTCTTATCCCAGCGGCGGCGGAAGTGCAGCGGCTCAACCGGGAACAGCACGACACCGGCGTTACCAGCTTGCGCTGGAGCACCCGCACCTTGCTGAAAAACTCCAACTTGGAAGACGCCAACTTGGAACATTAGTCGATCATCTGCATGCCGGAGTAGGCCATGCACCATTCGATGGTCGTTGCCGCCGGGCCGGTAACTGTGACCCCCACGTTCACTCCGTCGGTAAAGAACGAGATAGTGCACCCTGCAAGCGCCGTCAAGTCAGCTGCGGCTCCGAACGGAGCGTTACCACCGACGTTCGCCAGGTTGACTGGAGCGTTGTTGTCACGTCGCTGAAGCGTGGAGATGTCCCATGCTTTCGAGGCCCCATCCGACGGACGCCGCGCTAGAATCAGAAGCCGACCAGCGGACGTAGCGTGTTCCGTAAGTTCGAACAACACGATGTTGCGTGGAGTGTTGTCGACCGTTACTACCGCCTCGGGATGTGCGTCGATTTCTGAGCAAATCATTTTCTTCTCCTTAGATTGGGCACTCGGCCAACCAGTGGACTCCGATCAGTCCTTCCGCTACGGTTGCTGCGTTGCCTGTGAAGGTCACGGCGAACTGGCGCTCGGTAATACCCACCGCAGTCGTCGCCGTTGTGTCGACGTTGTTCGTCTCGTCGCGCGCTTGGGCGTTCGCAGCCGCAGGGTTGTAGAACGTGATGGCGGGCGCCGCGCGCATCTGCACGGGCAAGTCGATGGTCTCGAAACGCCCGGCGGTCGCGCCAGCGACGACCTTCTTCGTCTTCTGCTCGCCGGTGTTCACTCCGATGTTCTGCGCCGGCGCCGTGTCGACGTTGAAGCTCTTTGCGCAAGTGCGCTGGCAGTTCGCCAACTGACCAGCCTGCATGCGCTCAGCCCACTCGCGGATCTCCACCCCATCGTAGAGCCCCGCCTCGCTGATCTGGAAGTTGTCTGCGACCGCGAATTGAGAGTCGGTGAAGACCACGACCACGAGGTTCTTGAAATCGCTCGGCAGGGTGAAGCTTCCGCCGAAGCGTTGCCAGCTTGTCGTCACCGAGCAGGTGAGCCCGCTGTTTGCGCTCGTCGCATTGTCTACTGTGTCGGGCGCAATCTTCGAGAGGTTCGTGCCGAATGTTGGGTCTGTGCCGTTCGCGCCATGCGCCGAGATGAACGTGCCGGAGGGTACGCCGGCTGCGATGCCGGGGATGGTGTCGATAGTGCCAGCGCTCGTCAGTTGCAGCAGCGCGATTCGAAGCGTCTTGGCCGAACTTGCCTTCAACTTCATCTGCAAACGAACTTTGCGCCCGCGAATGTGCAAGCAATTGCCCGCTTCGATCGGCTGGCTAACCTCGAACTTTCCGGTCGCGGTTAGTTTAGA